ATGCGTCTTTTTTAACTTTATCCTTAGACTTGTCTTGTCCAACTTTATCAGTTGGAGAAGTTACTGCCGGACCTAAGTCTTCATAGTCAGCACCTTTTTGCATTGGTTCTGCTTTACCGCTACCTTTTTTAGGTGCGTCATGCATAGCCTCAACAACTCCCTCAGGAGCCTCAGAAACGATATTTTCGTTTTTGATTTCTTCAGCCATTTTTTATATTCTCTCCTTATTATTTCGAAATAAAATTTGCGTATAACTATTTATTATTTTACTAATTTCTTCATAAAGTTTTCAAAGGCATGCGCCTCTGCTTTTGCTTTACGTTGTCTAGTTTCACGCTCTAACTGTTCTTGTATTTCAGAAACATCTTGTTCCTTGATAATACCATTGTCCCAAACCCATTCTTTGCCTTCCATGACACCGTTTACGAATGCCTGTGGCGCAGATGGATCTGCCACAATGTCGGCCGCAGTTGCTAGATAAAAATCGCTTTTTACATAGTTTGTGCCGCCTCTATTCTCCAAAGAACCCATGCCCCTGGACGAAACTCCTAATTGTGCGCCTTCATCTATAAGACTTTTGACAATCTTACCGTAAGGCGTATCTGTGATTTTTGCTTCACCAATGTAGTTACCTTTGCCATCGCCCTCTAATTTAGTAATTAAGTGTGATACTCTCTCTAAATTTACAGTAGGCCCATCTGGGTGCCCTAG